ATGAGGACGGCCATCACGCGCACGCGCGGGCCGCTCTTCAAGTTCCTCACCGAGGGCTCGCTGCAGAACACCACGGGCTCTCGGATGCTCAGGCAGAAGCTGGCCTCCACCAAGAAGGGGATCGAAAACTTCCTGACCGGCTCGCTGTGCGAGATCCGGCCAATGGCCATCAACAAGCTTCAAGGATTGCGCCCGAAGATCTCGACGATCGACGAGTGGCTGTCCGGCGACCTGAGAGAAGATGTCGTCGGTGCTGTGGAGCAGGGAGCGTCCAAGCTGGACGACTACCTGATCATCGCCATCAGCTCCGAGGGAACGGTCCGCGCCGGTTCCGGCGACACCATCAAAATGGAACTTGCGGACATCCTCAAGGGCGAGTACCACGCGCCCCATGTCTCGATCTGGCACTACAAGCTGGACGAGCTGGAAGAGGTCGGCGATCCGGCCATGTGGGTCAAGGCTAATCCAAACTTAGGACTTACCGTCACCTATGAGACTTACCACCTTGACGTGGAGCGGGCCGAGAAGGCGCCTGCTTCCAGGAATGACATCCTGGCCAAGCGGTTTGGCATCCCCATGGAGGGCTACACGTACTTCTTCACCTACGAAGAGACGCTGCCCCACCGTCCACGAGACTTCTGGCAGATGCCATGCGCATTGGGCGCGGATCTATCACAGGGCGACGACTTCTGCGCGTTCACCTTCCTCTTTCCACTTGGCGGAGAAAGGTACGGCGTCAAGACTCGGAGTTACATCACGGAGCGCACGCTGTTCCTGATCCAGCCCGGTCTTCGTCCCAAGTACGACGAGTTCATCCGCGAAGGGTCGCTTCATGTCATGCCCGGAACCGTTCTGGACATGATGGAGGTCTACGACGACCTCGACGCCTTCATCCTTTCGACTGAGTACGACGTTCGCGCACTCGGGTACGACCCGTACAACGCCAAGACGTTCGTCGCTCGTTGGGAAGCCGAGAACGGGCCCTTCGGGATCGAGAAGGTCATTCAGGGGGCCAAGACGGAGTCGGTTCCGCTCGGTGAGATCAAGAAGCTCTCCGAGGATCGGTTCCTCATCTTCGACCAGGCTCTCATGCAGTTCGCCATGGGTAACGCCATCACCATGGAGGACACAAACGGCAACCGAAAGCTGCTGAAGAGGCGGCAAGAAGAGAAGATCGACAACGTGGCGGCCCTCATGGACGCCTACATCGCCCTAAGGGCAAATCCGGAGGCATTCGAATGAGCGACGTACCGCTGGGCCCAGGACCTGCGGTTCTGGATGCGATTCTGGTCCCGGGCTCCTTACGGGATCGTACGCGCGCTATGGGAAGGGTGGCGCTGTACGACGGACTCGGCAACCCGATCGACCTCGCTGCTGGATCGCAAGGTCCGGCAGGAGAACCCGGCCCCGAAGGACCGGAAGGGCCGCAAGGTCCGAAGGGCGATACCGGGACGGCCGGAGCCCAGGGGACGGCTGGCGCCGCTGGGCCCAAGGGCGATTCCGGTGTCCAAGGTCCTCAGGGTCTTCTCGGCCCGAAGGGCGACAAGGGCGATAAGGGAGATCCTGGTCCTCAAGGTTCGGTCGGAGCCACGGGCGCCACGGGCACCGCGGGAGCCGCAGGAGCCCAGGGCCCGGCTGGCATCGCAGGACCCAAGGGAGATCCAGGTCCCGAAGGGCCGGAAGGCCCAGAAGGCCCAGAAGGGCCGATCGGTGAGGTGGGTCCTCCTGGAGTGGCTCCGGTCATTCCGCTGGTCACGTCGCTCCCCTCAAGCCCGATCGACGGTCAGGAGATCTACTTCCTGGCCGATTCGGTGAAGGGGATCATCTGGCATTTCCGCTATCGCCTGGCATCTCCGTCCGGCTACAAGTGGGAGTTCGTCGGTGGGTCGAAGCTGATGGCCAACAACCCGAACTTCGAGACGTCGGCGAATACCAACTTCGTCGAGTTGGCCACGCCTACCACGTTCACTCTCGCTCTCGCGGGCGACTACAACATGGGGCATGGCGCTGGCTGGGCAGACGTCGTCGGCACCGGCTATGCGAGCGCGGCCATCGCTTTCAACGGCATCACGGATGATCGCTCGCTGATTCAGATGTACACGAACGCCAACGCCGACGGCGCTTCCCCCGCTCACATGTACCGGAAGGAAGACGTGATCGCGGGTCAGGTCGTCCGGCAGCTGTACAAGGTGAACGCCGGTACCGGTCGCTGGGACAATCGCTGGCTCGAAGCAACACCGATTCGAGTCGGCTGATGACCGAACCCAGAACATCGGATGCGCTCCTCATCGTCGGGTCAAGACGAGACCCGAGCGCAATCTCGAGTCGTATAGCTCTCTACGACGCTCAGGGCAACCCGCTCGACCTGGCCGAGATGTCCCAGGGTCCTGTCGGGCCCAAGGGCGACCCCGGCCCGGAAGGCCCGGAAGGCCCACAGGGCCCCAAGGGCGACACGGGCGACACGGGCGGAGACGGACCTGAGGGCGACCCCGGTCCTCAAGGTGTCAAGGGAGACACCGGCGCCGTGGGGCCGGAGATGCGCCGCCGGATGACAAGCGGCAAGTCCCTCTGGTACGCGAGCGCCCCGCCTGGGTCTCAGGTTGCTCCATTTGCCAACAACCTGCTCTACTACGTGCCTTTCTACATCAAGCAGGGCATCGTCATCGACCGGATCGGCGTCAACAACCAGGGGGCGGGTCAGTCGGGGTCCCTTCTCACCCTGGGGATCTACGCGGACACCGGAGGGGGGATCCCCGGGGCTCGTCTGCTCGATGCCGGGTCGGTGGACGGGACTCAGGTCGTTTTCCTCAGGAAGACGATCAATTTCACTGCGCAGGACACGATGGTGTGGTTGGCCATGCTGGCTCACGCGGCAGCCACGACCCGACCTCAGGTGGAGTACGCCAACACCTCATTTGGGGTGCTCGACATGCCTGGTTCTGATACCAACCCGGAACGATCGGCTCGTACTGGCTTCTACCAGACCAACGTCTCATCGTTGCCGACCATGGCACCGACGGATGTCGGAGGCCCCGGCGACAACCTGTTGCAACCGAACGCCACCGAACCGAGGGTGTTCCTGAGAGCCGCCTAACCCAAAAGGAGGGTCATGCCTCGAGTCACGCAGGCCAAGACGCGGCAAGCCCTCCTGGTGACGGGCGAGCCTCTCGATCCCGCTGTGATCCCGGAAGAGCTGCAGTTGTTCAACGAGCTCGGCGAGCCGCTGATGATCGGTGGCGGCTATGTCCGAGACATGCTCAGCGACAGCTCTCCGGTGATCGCGGCCGGTGCATATTCGTACCGGACGTTGGAGATGTACCCCAGCGTTCGTCTCTTCAAGATCTCCACCAACCGCCCTGCGCGCGTGCGCATCTATCCGACAGAAGTGCACCGCGACAACGATCTCAACCGTCCCATCGGGACCAAACCGCATGGCGACAACGGTCGCCTCTTGGAGGTGGTAACGACTCCGGATGTCCTTCTCCTATATCTGAACCCGACGGTGGACATCACCTCCGACGCTGGCGAGAGCTCTGACTTCTTCGCCACCCTGAACAACCTCGACACCGTCTCAGGCGCCGTCGCGGTCACCTACAACTACATCAGGACGGAGTAATGGCACTCGCATACACAACCGGCACCATAAGCCAGCCCGATGCAGGATCTGTCGGGCTCGCGATGGTCGACAAGATCCGAGACGACGTCGTCGCGCACGCGGCGTGGGAGCTGGTCGAGGAGTACACCGCTGGCTCGGGTACTTGTCGCTGGACCGTGCTCAAGTGCCTCGCCGCAGCCTCCGGCTTGTCCGCCGACTTCTACGTCGTCATCAGCCGCACGCTGGCGACAGGGGAGCTGCGTCTTTTCATCTGCGAGACTTACAACGCCGGATCGCATCTCGCATCGTTCTACGGAAGGTCTTCTTCTTCCGGCGTCACGTTCGACTCACTGGGTCGAGATCCGGCAACCTTCACCCTGGGGACGACTCCGACCACGGCGGCGGGTACCCAACCGGCTTACGTGAACTGGACCCCATCGGGCACATCGACTAAGTGGTGGATCATCGTCGACAACGACGGCTTCACCGTCGCTTTCAACGGAGCTGCCAACGCTTTCTTCCACGTCGGAGCGTACGTGCCGCTCATCGAGCTGGCGAACGATCTTCCGGTCCAGATCGTCGGCTACAACTCGCAGACCGGCGCGATCACCCGAAATCCCGCGGTGGCCGGGGTGACCAGCGTGACCAGCACTCCCGCTCTCGTGATTCGAGGAGGAGGGTCATCGATTGGCAGCTATGGGCCACTTCTCGGGTTTCAGGGTGATCTTCGCTACACCGACAAGCTCCAGAACGCCATGCGGCCGGTGGCGGAGCAGGGCATCGTGATGGATGACAGCGTCGACTCACGACAGCAGAACGGCTGGGCGCTGGGCAAGCAGAAGCGCTGGCGAATCGGACAGAACACTCCTCCGGGGGTGGCCTTCGGTGACGCCTATGCGATGAACGGGACTCTGTGGGTTCCGTTCTTGCCCTCCGATCCGCGTATCTGGGACACCGGAGTAGCGAGCGCCTGATGGCTGTTCACGGGACTGTCAACATCCCCTACGAGCAGCTTGGGGCCGATCTGCTCGTCACGCCGATGCCCGAGCTCGTCATGCCGTTTGAGGTGTCGGGTCCTGACAGCCTCGGAGGCGTCATCGCCAATCGGTTCCCGACTCCGCCGTCCGCGTTCGGCTTTCTCTGGGACCGCGACGTAGAGCTCACCATCGATGGCATCGAGGGCCGTCTCGTATCTGGGGCTCTCGCGCCGTTCAACGACTACTACCTGGAGCCCACCACCGGCCAGATCTGGCCCCGAGGCTGAAGAAAGGAGGAGCATGGGCATATCTGACAGGCTGAAGCACGCTTGGAACGCCTTCACGTCCACAGACCCCTATGAGGGGTCCATGGGCGCGCACGGGCAGTACTGGTCGATGAGCGGTCGGCCCGATCGGCCGCGACTCTTCCTCTCGAATGAGCGTTCGCTCATCTCCTCGATCTACACGCGGATGGCCATCGACTGCGCCGCGGTCGAGATCCGCCACGTGCGGACAGACGACCAGAAGCGCTACCTCGAGGACATCGACAGCGGGCTCAACAACTGCCTGACGCTCGAAGCCAACATCGACCAAGCGGCCGAGCATTTCCGTCGGGACATCGTCACCACCCTCTTCGACAAGGGCGTGGCGGCGATCGTTCCGGTGGACACGACCATCAGCCCCAAGGACGGAGGTGGGTACGACATCAAGACGCTGCGTTGCGGCGACATCGTGATGTGGTACCCGAAGCACATCCGGGTCCTCCTCTACAACGAGGCCACCGGATTGCGTGAGGAGATCACGCTACCCAAGACGGCCGTGGCCATCGTGGAGAACCCGCTGTACTCCGTGATGAACGAGCCGAACTCGACCCTTCAGAGGCTGATCCGGAAGCTGGGCCTGCTGGATACCGCCGACGAGGTGTCGGCTTCCGGCAAGCTCGACATCATCATCCAGCTTCCCTATGTGATCAAGTCGGAATCGCGGCGGAAGCAGGCTGAACAGCGGAGGAAGGACATCGAGTGGCAGCTCAAGGGCAGCCAGTACGGCATCGCATATTCCGACGCCACGGAGAAGATCACTCAGCTGAACCGACCGGCTGAGAACAACCTCCTGGCACAGGTCGAGATGCTGACGAACCTGCTCTACGTCCAGCTCGGGATCACTCCTGAGGTCATGAACGGCACGGCCGACGAGAAGACCATGCTGAACTACATGGGCCGGACGGTGGAGCCGGTCCTGAACGCGATCGTCGAGTCCATGAGGAGGACGTTTCTCACCAAGACGGCTCGGACTCAGAACCAGACGATCATGTACTTCGCCAACCGGCTCAAGCTCATCCCGATCGGCGGCGAAGGTGGAATCGCCGACATCGCCGACAAGTTCACGCGCAACGAGATCGCTTCCTCCAACGAGATCCGCCAGATCATCGGGTGGAAGCCCTCGAAGGAGCCAAAGGCAGATCAGCTGGTCAACTCGAACATGCCTCAGGGCGACACCGGTGTTCCGCCGCCCGGAGGAGACGAGGAGCTCGATGCCGAGGTCCAGGCCGTCCTCGACGA